GGTGGTCAGAGGTCAAGACTATTTAAGGGGTTATCATTAAACAGATATGTTCCTGACTATAATAAAAATTTCTTAACTGATTTATTTACAGAGGTTCCAAAACAAAATTATTATGTTGGTAGTTCAAAACAGGAGTTAAGGGACATAGTATCACCTGCTCAATCATTACCATTAGACCAAGACGGTAATAAATCACAAACACCGGTATTTGGATATGATGAGGTTGCTAAGATTTATGAAAACGAAGAAAAAGATAATACCTTTAAGTTCGGTTTAAATCAAGTATCTACATATGATAGTGGTGGTGTTCAAGGAGGATTTACATGGGTATCACCAAAAAGAAAAGACCAAGCAGGACAAAAAGTAGGTCGTGGGGGTGAATTTTATGGAACTATTGACCCTGATTGGACCGAAGGAGGTATACAAAATACATTCCAAGCGGGTCAGTCTGTTGACGGTGCGGGTAATTATCAATTTACTAAGGGTTCAATATTAGACAATACACAAAAACTTATTAATTCAGCCGATGAAGTTACGGGCGTAAGAAGGTTACAACATGTAGGTAATGCTATAAATCAAGTATCTAAAGTATTTCACGATGGAACACGAGAATTAACTAAAGGTTCTAGAGTTATTGCTTATGTTGATGAGAATGATGAAATTGTGGGTAAGGAATATTGTAGAGTCTTTACAAAAGATACTCCATACTATTCTATGGGTGATTTACAAAAAGGTGAGGGTATTACCACGGCGAATCGTAAATTTACATATTCAGTTTTAGATAACACTTATAATTTAAATATTGCTCCGATTAGGGGTAATGATACGACAAACCTTACTGGTAATGATTTTAGTAGTGAGGGGGTTAAAAAGTATATGTTCTCATTAGAGAATTTAGCATGGAGAACATCAAGAAGAAAGGGACTAACTTACCAAGATTTACCTCATTGTGAAAGAGGACCTAATGGTGGTCGTATTATGTGGTTTCCACCTTATGATATGAAAGTTAGTGAAACTAATAGTGCCAATTGGAACGCTAATGAGTTTGTTGGTCGACCTGAACCTATCTATACCTATAGTAATACTACAAGACAGGGTAGTTTGTCTTGGAAGATAGTGGTTGACCATCCATCAATATTAAATGCTATTGTTGATAAGGAATTGGCAAAAGAAAGTGATAGTAATAAAGTTAATGGTATTGTTGATAGTTTCTTCGCTGGTTGTAGAAAATATGATATATACGAATTAGCGACAAGATTTCCTCAATTTACATATCAAGACATTTACGATATTATTACAACCTATCCTGATATTGAGATAGTAAAAGAAGAATTTGATAAGGTTGACCCAGGTATTCCTGGTGATAAAGACCCTACAACTGATACCTATACTCCAAAAGTTGAAGATTCGGATTACCAAGGGTTTGCTTATTATTTCCACAATGATATACCCGACCCTAATACAAGACAAACAACCACCAATTCAGGTTATACTCAAACATTAGCATTATATAATAGTTTAGAAGGAACATATATACAAAGAGCAAATAACAAGTCCGCAGTTACTGAATTTTTTAGTGAAAACATATCAACAGCAACAACGAGTAATGTTTTAACTAAAACAAATGCTTTGGTTAATAAAATCGTTCAAGGATTAGAAGCTGGTGCTGAATTCACCATTTTATTACAAGGTTCGGCATCATCACCCAATACTAAGTCTTATAATGTTGACCTATCTAAAAGAAGAATTGATAGTGTAAAAGACTATCTATTACCATTAAAAGGTAGTAAGGGAACTAAAACTTTAGAACAGTGGATTAGTGATGGTAAATTAACAATTAAAGAAGACCCAAAAGGTGAAGAAAACAATATTGAAACCGGAAATGGGCAAATTAGTTGTACTAAAAACTTAACGGGTATGGACAAAATTTACTCAACAGATGCTATGTATTGTAGAAGAGTTAGAATTACAAATGTTATCGAAAATCCACCCACACCTCCTGAAATATCTAAAGATGACTCTACTGAATATCCAGGAACAACAGGTGATGTAAATAAAAATGAAAATCAACCAATACCGATTGATAAGAAACCCGAAACAAAAGAAAGAAGAAGAGAAGAGGTTGCTAAAATTATAGTTAAAAAGTTACTTACTGAGTGTGATTACTTCGATTTAATGAAAGAGGAATCCCCAATGGTATATAGTGGTATTAAAGAAAAGATTAAATATTTCCAACCGGCATTCCATTCTATAACACCTGAAGGATTAAATTCTCGTTTAACGTTCTTACAACAATGTATTAGACCTGGTGATACTATACCCGTTATCGGAGAGGATGGTCGACCAACACAAATGACCGCCAACAACACATCATTCGGTGCGCCACCTATATGTGTTTTAAGAATTGGTGATTTCTATCACTCTAAGATTGCAATTAACCAAATCAGTATTAATTATGAACCACTAACATTTGACATGAATCCTGAAGGTATTGGTGTTCAACCAATGTTGGCTGACATTAATATGAGTTTTTATTTTATTGGAGGTCAAGGACTAAAAGAACCTGTTAGTAGATTACAAAATGCATTATCATTTAATTATTATGCAAATACTGAGGTGTATGATGATAGGTCAGTTGTTACCGAACAAAGAGAAGAACTAAATGCTAAAGTATGGGAAGATATTGAAAATAATCTGGTGTTTTTAGGTCAAGACGAGAGAGCATTAGTTGATAACCAACCTAATGTTGGAACTACTATTGGTCAGATTACATCAGAAAAGGATACATTATTTAATGGTGAAATAACAAATTCAGGTGATACCTCATATAAAACTATTGTTGACGAAATGACAACACAATCAAAAGCTTATGTTGATACTGTTGTTAATACATTTGCTGAAATATCAAATCAATATTCATTTGATGGGTTAAGTTATTTTACTTCTGACCGAAATTATACGGAAGGTAAAATATTAGGATATTACGGTTCACCAACTTACTATACAGGAACAACTTTAGATATAAATCTATTCGGTAAACCTCAAGAGGATAAGTTACAAACTAAAATCGATACTTTGTTTACTGAAGTTATTAGTGATATTGAAAATGATTTATCACCATTTACTAAAAATATTGAAAACCAAAACTTTAGTAAAAAAGATAAGAAAAAGTTTAAATTCAACCTAACACAAAAAATTAATCAGATAAAAGCATCATACGGAACTAAGTATTTTTCATCGTTTACCGATATGAATAAAAATCAGTTATCGTTAATTAGTAACATTGATAAGGTTAATTTTATTTTAACCAATACTGACGGTTTCCAAACAGATAAAGGTCAAAACATTTTACTAGATTTGACAGGTAGTACTAATGTTGATATTTCATCAACACCAACACCTTCAAACACTTACGAAGAAATGGAAAATGATATTAATGTATTGGGTAATGATTTACAAAACTTCTATAATGAAATTTTATCCAACCAATTTAATTACATACCTAAATACGATTCAAATTATACGTTTAGTATTTTGGATACACCTTATAAAAACGACCCAGCATTTGTAAGGTTGATGCATGTTTGTTATAAAGAAATCAGTAACAACTCCGATAACTTTGTTAATGATATTTTAGGTGAGGATTTAAAATCAAAACCTGAATGGGTGAGATATGTGAATAAAATTGTCTTTGGTCGACCGGCAATACCACTAGAACCCTTACCATTTAGTGAACCACTTATATTGGGTAGTGAAGGTATGAACACAATACCTTCAGAAATACCTGCAGTAAAAGGGTTAAGGGATATATATTACAATGTAAGTGTAAAAACTACTAAAAAAATTGATAGTTTGAGAAAAAAACCAACTGTTAGTAAATATAGTGATTACTCTCCATTTAGCGAAGGTAAAGAAAGAGTTTTTGAGTATACACAATTACCAAAAGGTCAAAATAATAGTGACAAAGAAGGATTCTTTATTAGTTTAAATAAAGGTGTTAATGTTGGAACTAATAAAACATTTAATGGAAAAATATCATTTAAATAATTATGAGATACTGGAATAGATATAATGATTTTTTGGTAAATGGTCAACAAACTGTGGTTCCTTTTGTAAGAATCCCTTCAAAACCTACAGATAAGAGGTATATTTACAGAACAGGAAAGAGTAGATTGGATAAAATTAGTTATGAATTTTATGAAACGCCTTACTTTGGTTGGTTAATATTAATGGCAAATCCTCAGTATGGTGGTTTAGAAACTAATATCCCTGATAACAGTCTTTTATTTATTCCGTATCCATTAACAGATACGTTACAAGATTATAAAGCGGCGTTAGAAAACCATTTCTTCTATTATGGCAGGTAAGGAATTTTACGGAAATCAAAAAGTTTTTGTTGAAACAGAATACGACAATGTTGTTGTGGTTGACCCTAATAAGGTTGTTAACCCTGACGGCACTGTTGAAGAAAGATTGGTTAATCACGAAAACTTAATCACTTATGCAAATTTACAAGCCAGAGTAATACCAAGAACAAAACTTGCTATTGGGTCAAATTATGATGACCCTGTAAGAAATGTTGGTGTTGCTCAAATGAAAGTTGATTTTCTACAAGGTAGGAAACAAGAAGACCAAAGAACTCCAACGGAAAGTTTTCAATTTAAGAACGACCAAACATTTAATGATAAGTATTTTGATACTAATTGGACCGATTCTGTTTTACCTGGTCAAACTCTAGATGATAGAAGCTCTAAAGATGATGGTGATGGTAATATATTTAGTATTGGTAAAGGTGTAGACACACAAATGTTAGGGATTACAAGAATTAATGTTAAGATGAATCCCGCATTCGTTCCCACCGTAACTATTGAAATGACAGATATTCAAGGTAGAGTATTGTTTGAAAGAGGGGACCAATCACCATATTCCGTATTCATGCAATTACCATATCCAATTTTTACATTAACTCTTAAAGGTTATTATGGTAAAGCCATAAAATTAGAGTTAATCTTAAAAGATTTCAACGCCAGATTTGACCCATCTGATGGTAGTTATAAAATCACCACAAACTTTATTGCTCGTTCACACGCCTTTTTACAGGATACACTGTTGGATTATTTATATGCAACACCACACATGTATCCTAAAGATTATGTTATTGATAATAACAGTAACGGAACTGCGGATGGAACTGTTGGAACTGAAACAAAAACAACGACTAAAGGGATGGAAAAAATCAAAGAGGTTTACTCCCTTTATAAGTCTAAAGGTTTAATTGACGATAATTTCCCTGAGATAACTCTTAATCAAATGAAAATGAGATTAGAGTATTTTAACAGATACATAATGGAGTCATACTCAAAAGAAGATATGTCTGTATTAACCGACATCGTTAATTTCCAAAGAGATATTAAAACATATAGAAGTACGATATATCCGAATATAACCGATAATTGGTTTAGTAAGTATATCGACCCAGCTGACAAATATATTTTAAATGATGGTAAATCTTCAATACTATATGGTTTTAAGAAAGAATTAGATGGTAACGCTAGAAAAGATGCGTTAGCAGAGTTAAAAGGACTTATAGAAAGTGGTAATAAAAAGTTAAAACAAAGTCCTACATTCTATGACCCTGGTAATTATACGATTGAAGGTAAAAAATACGAGTCTCAAATTACTGTTAATATAAAACCAAATAATTTAATAAAACAAATATTTGACCCTAACGATTTTGACTATAAAAAAACGTATACCGTAACTAAAGGTAGTGAACCTACCGATGAAGAGTTAGAAATATTTGAAAATAAAATACGTGCAGAATTTCAGTTAACCAATAAAGAATATAGAATATCACCAAGTGGTGATATTGAAGAAACTGAAGTTGGTATTACGTTAGTAAAATTTGGAGACGTTTTAAAAGGTGGTAATTTTCAGGTAAATAGTTTTCTTGCTAAACTAAAAAAAATAGAAGACAGTTTTGGTGAAAAGAAAAAAACAATCGAAAAAAGATTATCTGAAGCATTAGCTAAAAAAATAGTTTCATCGGATGTTGGTTTAGGTTTTAACCCTACTATTAATAATGTATTGGCGGTTATTTGTGCTAACGGTGAAGCATTTTATCGATTGATGGATGAGGTTCATGATAATGCGTGGGATGTAAGAACCGACCCTGATAGGTTAAGAGCAATATTACCTGATGATAAGTCATTTGGTGTTGATTATAAAAATATGATGTCACAGGCCACTGTTGGTGATGCGGGAACAACCCTTAAAGATACTAAAATTGTTTATCCGTGGCCACAATATTTTGAACAAGAACCAGATGAAAATGGTGACATGAAATACGTAATTAAATATCCTGGTCAACCATCAATTATAAACTCAATAAACGGTTGGGATAATAGAAAATGGCCTGAAATTCAATTTGTTGAAGAATATTTAACCGCTTCGTTGGAAAGAGATAAACCATCGGTTAATATCAATTATAATAATCCAACAAGAATTTCTAAGTATATGGGCATCAATGCGGTTGAGTTTCCGTTTGATAACTTGCCTTATGTGAATGAAGAATATGTTTCATTTTTGTATGAGATATATGAAAGAACATATCTCGGAGCTCACTATAGTAAAATTATTAGAAATAATAACTTTAGAAAAACACTTTATAATGTTTTTGCGGATTTTGAAACTATAAACATAAAAGAAGGTCTATTGGATAGTCCAGGACTAACCAAAGTCCTAAAGAAATACAAATTCACACCTGATGGGTTTTTGAGTTATCTACGTTCAATATCTAATAATGGACAGGGTAGTTTCTTCTCAAGAAAAGAAAGAGACATTTATACTCAAACATACATTAAGGGTTATGTTGATAAAGATTACGGAATATATAGTTTAGATAGTATATTAACCGATTCTACAGAAATTGAGTCAACAACAAGTTCTACAGGACAATTAGAGGAATATATTACAGGAACCTCATCTAACGGTAATACCTTCTTAGATGTTTTCCCGTTTAATAATAAACAATGGTTAAGACAAAACTTAGCAAAAGGTAATTCAGTTGGTAGTTTTAATGATGCTAATTCGACTACCGATGTTATGAGTTTTAATATTCTTAAAAAGACCTTAGCTACTTTTGATGAAGATTCAGAGTCCGATACTCGATATACAAACAAGTATTTTACTTATTTTAACTTTGAAAGAAACCTACCAAACTTACCAGCACAGAACATTGCTGGTGGGTCTAGTACATCTTTTGAAACAAATGAACAAGTGACTCAATACTATGACGATAGAGAATATAAAAACTATTATTTAACCGAAGCGTTGTTAGATTACGATAGTTACTATGATACTGCAACTAACAATCTAACAAAAAAACAAACAACGTCTTTATTGAATACACCTTATTTTGTGAACGCCATTATAAAAGGGACTGATAATGAAGCGTCTAGTGTAGACAACCCATATGTTGGTTTAGGTTATTTATACCTTAACTCATTACCTCTCCCTACATTAAGTGAAAAATATCTTAGTAAATCTGAAGGAGAAGATGGAACGACAGAAACAAAATGGGGTGATTATATTTTCGCGGGACTTAGTAAGTTTGCTGCAATACATAAATTACCTTATCTATGGGTATTAAAGTATGGTTCAATATGGCATCGTTACAAACAAGAAAAAGACGGTAACGGTGATATTTTAGATGATATATGGACCGACTTTGATTATGTAAATGCATATGACCCAATTGGAAATAATTATAGCAAGGTATACGATATACAACCATATAATAATACGGATATTACGTTAACAGGTGCTACCAAGTATCAGACGGAAAAACTAACTTCAATACTGACTCCAATACTGACGGTTAGTGAAATATTAGAAATGAAAAATGGTTTCTACCCTAAAGTCATTAATAACACATATAGATTTTTTACTGGTAAAGATGTGTTTATAAATTATGATAATACTGAACTTGCCGATATGTTTAATAACGGTGGGTTTAAAATGGGTAAAAGTCAATCTAATATTTTACCACAGGGTTACGACCCAAACAATACAGGTAGAGCACTAAGTTACGAAAGCTGGTTCCAATACTTTGATATTGATGGTAATGCTTCTTTTGATGAAGATGCAAGTGGTAATTTATTATTAATACCATCTGCGGGTCATTTGAAATTTACTCAAGCACAGAGAGAAGTTTTAAATAGTGATAAAAAACTAACCCAATCATTACAATCAAACCAGTCAATACAAAATGGTCAAGTTAGGTCTTTATGGTCGGCATCAAACTATGGGTATTTTAATAATAATTGGGTTAAAAAACCGTCAACTACTGAATACATAAAACTTATTGATAACAGTAAAGACGAACAAACCTCATTAACGTTAACCAATCCTGACAATGAATACAAATCTGTTGAAGAGATATTTGCAATTTTCTCAAAAGGAATGTTAGATGAGTTCGAAAGACACTTCTTAAATTTCTGTAAAAAAGAAAAAGATTATGAAGATATTGTTTTCAATCCATCCAATGTTAACGCTGATTACTATAATGGTGTTGATGAAATTGCCTATGATTTTAATATTGAAAAAGTGATGAAATCACTACTTTTTGTTAAAAAACCAAATGGATTAGGTTTAAATGCAAAACAGGACTCGAAAACAATTGCGGAATTACAAATGGAAAAGTTTGTTAACCTTAATAGTAAACAACTTTTTGAAAGAGATATTATTTTTAAGATTGGTAATCCTGGTGGTTTTAATCGAAGAGTATTTGACTCTTTTTCGTCTAACGAAACACTAAGACCTATAGACCCAATTAATTTCGACACATATGTCGAAAATACGGTTCCAACATCTGGTGGTGGAGTTAGTTTATCTATTAGTCAGTCAATAAACCCTGATGCGTGGGACGCGTTATATAAGTATGTTGGTGATTATGTGGAGGACGGTATGGAGTATACCGATAATGGTTCATACATTACCGATTTCTTCCCTGATTTAAATATTAGATTTACAGAACAAAATGTTATAGATTTATCTTCACTAATTAAGATTTATGCTACTAAAAAATATAACGATAACAACTTAACGAGAGGTCAGTTTTTAAGTGATTTTGAAGATTTTATGTCTAATAGTATTAATTATCAATTTAGTATGTTAAGTCAAATTTTCACTAAATTAAATAAAGAACTACCAAATGTTAAAGAAACACAACCTCAAGAAAGAATTTCTAAATTAGATGGTGATACACCTAAAAATGAGTTGTGGACAACATTTAAAAACTTTAACGATAGGTGGATATCAGGTCAAGACGTTAAAGGTAAAACACTTTTTGAAGAATTCTTATTTTTAGATAAAGCAAATAGACCTATTGGTGATAAGGTGATTATTAATATCGAGGACATGAGATACTTTTTAAAGAATGCAAATTCGAGTGAAAGTGTTCTTAATTTAATAGGTCACATATTAGAAAAAAACGATTTCACATTTATGCCCGTTCCATCATACTCTAATTTCTACGGTAGAAATGAAAGAGTTAAAGAAGGAATGCCTGACCCATCATATAGTGATGTTGCTAATAATACTTTTGGAACTTTCTTAGAAGTTGATACTCATGGTTCTGAACCCAAATTCTTGGCAATTTATGTGGGTAAAGTTTCTGAACACATCAACACATCCTCAAGTAATCAAAACTTTTTATATGGTGATGATGCGTTTGATATCACTCAACCAACACTAAACCCTGTTAAGAGTTCTGAAGATGGGGTTACTAATTTCTCGAATAGAAATAAAGTAGTAGCTTTTAATGTTGATTTTGGAACTAGAAACCAAAGTATCTTCAAATCGTTATCGATTGATATGTCTCAAAGAAAAAATATTGCACCGACATTCCAAATATTGGCAAATATGGGTTCAATGGCTGATGGACAGAAAGTAGCACAAAATACTGCTAATCTATATAATTTCTATAAAAATGCTAGTTACACTTGTTCGGTAGTTTCTATGGGTAATGTTATGATACAGCCGACAATGTATTTTAATTTAAGGTATGTTCCAATGTTCTACGGTCCATATCTTATTATGGGTGTTAATCATGATATAACACCTAGAGATTTTGTTACAACTTTTGAAGGTGTTAGAGCCACAAAATATTCTTTACAATTACCTGACACACTAATTACGAGTGTTAATAGAGACATAGTTCAAAATTATTTATCTGATGTTAGAAGAGTTTCATCGTTAGCGAGTTCTACTGGTGATACTGCAGTTAGAAGTAGTGCAATTAAAAATAGTAACACTAAAACAAGTTCTAAAAGGTCTGAACCTGACGAAAGTAAATGTGTTGCGGTTCAAAACATAAATAAACCTTATGTGAAATATACAACCACAACAATAAATCAAAGTCAATTTAGAGGTGCAATTACTGGTTCATCTATTAGTAGTGAGGTTGTTAAAAAATATATTTTTGGTGTTGGTTTTGTTGAAACGGGCACAGGTCAGAGTTTAAAGGCGATTAATCACAATTACTTTAACCTAAAAAATATGAAGGAAAAACCAAAATGGACAGTTAGTTTTGAAAACCAAACGTGTGTTAAAGATGGTGAGTATGTTGTTCCTTATATTTCATTTAATAATACAGGTGAATCGGTTAAATTTATGTCTGAAGTCTGTAAACAATATGAACCACTTATAGATACCCTACTAACAAACTCTCAGGTAAACAATGATTTAGCAAAGGCTTACACATATTTATGGTATTACACCTTAAGATTAACAGACAGGAATAGACAATTAAACGTTGCTGAGAACGCGGCTAGTGTTATTATTAGTCCTGTTGATACAGAAATTAAGAAAAATACAGTGGCTAAAAGTTTATTTGATAGTGCTTATAAGACTTTTGAAAGAAAGAATAGTGCGTGGGATAACGGTTAAAAGTAGAAAAACACTAATTAACGTATATTTATTAATAAAAAGATTATGGATACAAAATCATTATTAGACCAGTATTTGTCAAAAGACACTAGAATTACTGAAAAAGACACAGGAAACGGTTATAAAGAAGTTTGTGATTTAGACACAGGTGATTGTTATACTGTTAGAATGAGAGACGGCCTTATTGAAAGAGTGGATAACACAATGAAAGTAAATCGAACTTTGAAAGTTGAAACACCTCATGGTGTAAAAACTCTTCTAAACGGTTAAAATAGTATTATTATGTCAGTAGATAAAAAAATCATACAAGAGATAGAAAAGTATAAAAAGATAAATAAATATATCTCCGAACAAGAAGAACCTGTAGACCCTGCAGTGGGTTTGGGTGGTGATATGGGAGAACCAACAGATATGGACGTAGAATCAGAACCTGTTGATGTTGATAGTGACCCAGATGTTGAAGTAGTTGATGAACCTGGTTCGGAAAGTGAAGAAGTATCTACTGATATGGAAACTGAAGATGTTGGAACCGAGGAATTAGACATTACTGATTTGGTGACGACTCAGAAAGACATGTCAACAAAACAAGAAGAGTATATGGAAACTATGATGGATAGGTTAAACGACTTAACATCAAAGTTAGAAGACATGGACCAAATTCTTCAAAAGATAAACGATTTAGAACATAAAGTTGAAAAATATCGTCAAAAATCTCCGGAAGAAAAATTACAGTTAAGAAGTTTAGACAGTTACCCTTATAACCAAAAACTAACCGATTTTTTCACAGATAAAGAAGTTGAAATGGAAAAGACTGGTAAAAATGAATATGTTTTAACTTCTGATGATGTTGAGAATTACTCTGAAGGTGACATCAAAAAATCTTTTGACAAACCTTTCGAGGATGAAGAAAGAATGTAGTTGACAAACACATATTAAAGTATTATAATAAGACCACAATTCGTGGTCTTTTTTATTTTATAACCATTTGACTAAATCAAGTTGTGTGTTATATTTAAAATAGAATAATCGAGAAATAAATTAAAAGAGTAAAACAGAGAAATTATGGCAAATGCATTAGACGCAGTACTGGCACAGTACGAAAAAAACACCACTAAAAACAGCGGTGGTAATCAGTCGATGTCTCAAGAAGACCGACTAAAACGTTACTTTACAACGTATCTTCCAAAAGGAACTAAATCAGGACAAAAGAGAGTTCGTATTCTCCCAACATCAGACGGTTCTTCACCATTCAAAGAGGTGTGGTATCATGAAGTTCAAATTGATGGTAAATGGACAAAACTCTACGACCCAGGTAAAAACGATGGTGAGCGTTCACCACTTACTGAGGTATATGAAGAGTTGATGTCAACAGGTAAGGAGTCAGACAAAGACTTGGCTCGTCAATACCGTCCACGTAAATTCTACATTGTAAAACTTATCGACCGTGAAAACGAAGACCACGGACCTAAGTTTTGGAGATTCAAGGATAACTACAAACAAGAAGGTATCTTGGATAAAATCATTCCAATTTGGAAAGCTAAAGGTGACGTGACTGACGCTAACGAAGGTAGAGATTTGATTGTCGAGTTGGCAAAGGCAAAAACACCAAAAGGTATTGAATATACAGTTGTTCAAACTGTTATGTATGATGACCCTTGTTCTATTTCAGAAGATGCGGACCAACAAAAAGAATGGGTTGAAGATGAGTTGACATGGCAAGATGTATACGCTCAGAAACCTGTCGAATATTTAGAAGCAATTGCAAGAGGTGAAACACCTGTATGGAACAGTGAGTTAAAAAAATACGTATACGGTGATGATGAAGAAATGACTATTGGTGGTTCAACAAACACACCACAGTCAGAAGATTCTTATGAAGACCCACAATCAAATGATGAGGTCGATGATAACTTACCGTTCTAAAAAAAACTAATCTGATGGTAGGGACATGTGTCCCTACCATCATTATCATTTAAAAAATATGGCAATAAAGAAAAAAGATTTTAGTAGTATTAAGAAGAAGTTTTCTACTTCTGCAAAATACAAACCTCAGAGGTTTTTTGACTTAGGGGGTGAATTTTTAGATGCTGTTGGAGTTCCTGGTCCTGCTATGGGTCACTTAAATATGTTTTTAGGTCACTCAGATACTGGTAAAACAACCGCATTAGTTAAGACCGCAGTTGATGCTCAAAAAAGAGGAATATTACCTGTTTTTATCATTACTGAACAGAAATGGTCTTTTGAACATGCAAAACTCATGGGTTTTGAGTGTGAAGAAGTGGTTGACGAAGAAACAGGTGAATTAGATTGGGACGGGTTCTTTATATTTAATAATAATTTTGAATATATCGAACAAATCACTGATTATATTAACGAGTTATTAGATGCGCAGTCTAAGGGTGAGTTAGAATACGACCTTTTATTTATGTGGGATTCTGTTGGTTCTGTTCCTTGTAAGATGACTTATGAAGGTAAAGGAGGTAAACAACACAACGCAGCAACATTAGCTGACAAAATTGGTATGGGTATCAACCAACGAATATCGGGTTCACGTAGAGCTGATTCAAAATATGAAAACACATTGGTTATTGTTAACCAACCGTGGGTTGAACTTCCTGACAATCCTTTTGGTCAACCAAAAATTAAAGCTAAAGGTGGTGAGTCTATTTGGTTAAACTCATCTTTGGTATTTTTGTTTGGTAATCAAAAAAATGCAGGAACAAACAAAATAACTGCGGTTAAAGACAAAAGAAAAGTTAAATTTGCTACAAGAACAAAAGTATCGGTAATGAAAAACCACATTAATGGTTTAGGATATGAGGACGGTAAAATTATAGTAACGCCTCACGGGTTCTTGGCGGGTAAAGATTCAACAGAAGAGAAAAAATCTATTGAATCATACAAAAACGAACAAGCAAATTATTGGAAAGAAGTTATCGGAACAGAAGGTGACTTCAAATTGATAGAAGAAAGAGAAGTGTAACATTTAACACAATAAAAGTGGTTAAAACATTATTAGTTGACGGAAATAATTTATTCAAAATAGGGTTTCACGGGGTAAAAGAATTTTATCACGAAGGAAGACATATTGGAGGATTATACCACTTCGTTAATACAATCAGAAGGTTCTTATCAGAACACAATTATGATAAAGTAATCGTATTTTGGGATGGAGAAAATAACTCCTCCCAAAGACGATTGATTTTTCCCGAATACAAACAAAATCGTAAACAAACATTAAACGAATCAAAAAGAGAATCGTTTGATTGGCAAACCCAAAGAATAAAAACTTATTTGGAGGAAATGTTTGTGCGTCAGGTATGTATTGACGACACTGAAAGTGATGATTTAATTGCATATTATTGTCAAATATCTGAAGGTGAATATAAAACTATATTTTCTTCAGATAAAGACCTCACACAACTTATCTCTGATGATGTTGAGGTGTATCAACCTATGAAGAAGATAACCCTTAAGAAAGGAGATTTGATACCTCTTAAGGATATTTCAATACCCCATGAAAACATTGCGACTTTTAAAATTATATCTGGTGATAAATCGGATAATATTGATGGGATACAATATATGGGTGAGAAAACATTTGTTAAATTATTTCCTGAGATAGTTGATAATGTAACCAATGTTAACGATATTAAACAACGTGCTGAGGAGTTACACAAAACAGATAAAGATAACCGAGCCCTACAAAACCTTTTATCGGGTAAAACAAAAAGAGGGGTTTTTGGTGAAGAGTTTTTTGAAATTAACACAAAACTCGTAGATTTGTCTGAACCGTTACTCACCGAAGAATCAAAAGAGACTATTGAACTCTACTATAAAGAAAATTTGGACCCTGATGGTAGAGGATATAAAAATCTAATGAGGATGATGATGAGTGATGGTATTTTTAAGTATCTACCAAAACACGACAACGCATGGGTTGAATTTTTAACCCCTTTTATGAAACTAACAAGAAAAGAAAAAAGAAGATTCAAAAACAAAAAAAGAAAATTATGAAAGAAAATAATGATGCAACAAAACTAGAGTTCTTACTGAAACTTAATGAAAACATTGTGGTTCAAAGATACTTCAATGTTAAAGGGTATAATCCTAAAGCACGGGCAAGTATGGAACTTCATGATTTAGTAAAATCTATTTCTGAAGAAATTCATCAAGATTTGAAAGGTAAGGCGTTAGACTATATGAATGAAAACGCAAATCAAATCATTTCAAATCCTGAAATTTTAGACACATCAAATACGGAGGGTCCTGAGTATTTTAATTTCTATATTCGTATTGGTGATGAGACAATTTGTCATAGAATTTGGGATGCGAAAGTATACCCTCCGAAGACAAGATATACTGTGGACGTACGCCCACACCTAAAAAAATTGCTTCGAGACCTTACTGACATTTTCTCAACAGAAAATTTAAATTACACTTACCTCGAATATCAACTAGTTTAACCATATTTATATTTTACACACAAAGATTAAAGCTTAATAAATTATGTCAAAAGAAAAGAATTTTGGATACCTCGGAAACACATTTCAATTACAACTTCTCAATAATATCGTCTTATATAAAGACTTTGCGAATTCTATTGTAGATGTTCTCGAACCGAAATACTTTGACAATCAATATTTTAAGTTAATCATGCAGATGACGAAGGAGTATTATCACAAATATGAACACGCTCCTTCATTCGCAACTTTAGAACAAATTACAAAATCAGAAGTATCATCTCCAATGGCCCAAAAAATGGTCTTGGATATGTTAGAACAAGTAAAAGAAGCTTCAAATGAGGGTCATCAGTACGTTCAAGAGAAGTCTTTAAAGTTCTGTAAACAACAAGAACTTCAGAAAGTAATGAATAAGGCTCAAAAGATTATCGATAAAGGTGATTTTGAGTCTTATGACCACTTGGAGGAGATGGTTCGTGAAGCATTACAAGTTGGTGAAGTTGACACAGGAACTGCAGATGTTTTCTTTAATTTGGATGAGGTGTTGGATGATGATTTCCGTCATCCTATTCCTATGGGGATAACTGGTATAGATAACCTTCTAAAGGGAGGGTTAGCAAAAGGTGAGATTGGTGTAATATTAGCGCCTACAGGTGTTGGTAAAACAACCGTCTTAAGTAAAATTTCAAACAACGCTTTTAACTTAGGTTATAACGTCTTACAGATATTCTTCGAGGATAACCCTAAAATTATTCAGAGAAAACACTTCACTATGTGGACTAAAATTGCTCCCGACAATTTGTCTTTACATAAGGATGAAGTATTGGATAAAGTTAGACAGATTAAAGAAAATGCACCTAACAGACTTATATTGAAAAAGTTACCTTCTGACCAATTAACTATGAGTCAGATTAAAAATCAGATTCGTAAGATGATTGCTGAGGGAACAAAAATCGATATGGTGGTGCTAGATTATATTGATTGTATCGTCCCTGACCGAAATTTAGGTGACGAATGGAAAAGTGAAGGTTCAGTGATGAGAGGTTTTGAATCTATGTGTCACGAGTTAGACATTGTAGGTTGGACCGCAACACAAGGTAACCGTTCCTCTATTTCATCAGAGGTGGTTACAACAGACCAAATGGGTGGTTCAATTAAAAAAGCACAAGTTGGTCACGTTATTATTTCTGTTGCCAAATCCCTACAACAGAAAGAAATGAACTTAGCAACAATCGCTATTACCAAATCCCGAATAGGTAAAGACGGTGTTGTATTTGAAAATTGTAAGTTCGATAACGAAATGATGGAAATCGATACGGATTCTAGTGTTACCTTCTTAGGTTTAGAAGAACAAAAAGAAGAGAAAAACAAGGAACGTATCAAGGAGTTGTTAGAAAAAAGAAAACAAAGGGAGACTCCAAATAATTAATAAAATTTTAAAGAGTATAATATGGAAAGTTTAACTAATCAGGTAAACAGAGACCTTCGTTATGTCATCAAAAGAAGTGGTGATAAGGTTCTGTTTCAAACAGAAAAGATTGAAATTGCGGTTTTGAAAGCTATGGAAAGTATTGACAAAGTTGATGAAGAAATGGCTGAAAAGATTGCCAGGATTTCTACAAAGGCGATTTTTAGAAATAACAAAGACCACGTTCCTCACGTGGATGAAATACACGATATGGTTGAAAACAAACTTATGGATAACGGTTTAAATGATGTGGCTAAAGAATACATTATTTACCGCTCAAAGAATCAACCAAATATTTTTTCAAAAAGAGTAAATTTAAAACCTTATGATTATCCTAATCTTAACGATTATGTGGATGCGATTCGTCATTCATACTGGGTTCATACTGAGTTTAATTATACATCAGACATTCAAGACTTTAAGGTTCACTTAAATGAAAAAGAAAAAACCGCTGTTGAAAGAGCAATGTTAGCAATTTCTCAGATTGAAGTTGCGGTTAAAACGTTTTGGGGAGACATTTACAAAAGAATGCCAAAACCTGAAATCGGTAACGTTGGTGCTACATTTGCGGAATCTGAAGTAAGACATGCAGATGCTTATTCACACTTAATCCAACTATTAGGTCTAAACGGAGAATTTGAAAATCTACTTGAGGTTCCTGCTATTCGTAGAAGAATTAAGTATTTAGAGAAATCTATTTCAAACTCTAAATCAGTGGAAAACAGAGATTATTTTGAATCTGTAGTTTTATTTTCTATGTTTGTAGAGAATGTATCACTATTTTCGCAATTCTTAGTTATCATGTCTTTTAACAAACATAAGAATATGTTGAAGGGTATATCGAACGCAGTAGAAGCAACCTCAAAAGAGGAGAACATCCACGCTGAGTTTGGTTTTGATTTGGTTAACCTTATCAAACAAGAAAACCCACACTGGTGGACTGACCAATTGGTTGAAGACTTAATTGCATCAACTATGGAGGCGTATGAAGCTGAGACTGAAATAGTGAATTGGATTTTTGAAAAAGGTGATTTAGACTTTTTGACAAAAGCACAAACAATGGAGTTTATTAAGTTTAGATTTAATATATCATTAAACTCTATTGGTGTTGATAGTGTTTTTGAAATTAATGAAACACTATTGGAAACTACTGAATGGTTTGATGATGAAATCTTAACAACAAAACATACTGACTTTTTCTATAAAAGAAGTATTAACTACAGTAAGAAGTCTAAGTCAATTACATCTAACGATTTATTTTAAAATAAGAAAAAAATAACAAAAAAATATGAAAGAAAGAAAACCTTTTGATTGGATTAATGAAGAATCGATTACGTTTCTTCGTAGAGGGTATTTGAGTGAAGGTGAAGAACCTTTAGTAAGGATTAGAACAATAGCGGAACACGCTGAGAAGTTATTAGGTATTGAAGGGTTTGCAGATAAATTCTACAACTATATGGGTAAAGGATGGTATTCACTATCATCACCTGTATGGGCAAACTTCGGAAAGAAGAGGGGTTTACCTGTAAGTTGCTTCGGTTCAAATATCGGTGACAACATCGAATCAATTTTATATACACAGGCTGAGGTCGGTGAAATGAGTAAGATGGGTGGTGGAACATCAGGATACTTCGGTAATATTCGTGGTCGAGGTGCTGAAATTACAGACAATGGACATGCTCCTGGCTCAGTTCATTTTATGAACTTATTTCAGTCTGTTGTTGATAATATTTCACAAGGCTCAACACGTAGAGGACGATTCTCACCATACTTACCTGTTGAACACCCTGATATTATGGAGTTCTTAGAAATTGGAACCGAAGGGTTCTCAATTCAGGATTTAACACACGCGGTTACTGTAACTGACCAGTTCATGAAAGAAATGATTGCTGGTGATGATGAAAAAAGAGCGGTATGGGCGAAAGTCATTCAAAGGAGAGGTGAGATTGGGTATCCATATATTATGTTCCATGATACGATGAACAATAAAACTGTGGATGTTTATAAAGATAAAGGTGCGACGATTTATAACTCAAACCTTTGTTCTGAAATTGCACTTCATAATTCCGAAGAAGAATCGTTTGTTTGTGTATTATCATCGATGAATGTTCTTCACTATGATGAGTGGAAAGATACAGATGCGGTTGAAACTATGACTATGTTCTTAGATGCGGTTGTAACCGAATTTTTAACAAAAATCGAAGAGTTAAGAGATAACGGAACACTTGAAGGTAAAAGAGCATTCTTCTACTTAGAAAAGGCTTATAACTTTGCAAAACGTCAAAGAGCGTTAGGTTTAGGTGTATTGGGTTGGCACTCATTATTACAGTCTAAAAACTTACCGTTTGATACAAGAGAAACGGCAAAACTTAATGTTGAAGTGTTTAAACTCATTAAAGAAAAATCATACAAAGCATCAGAAGAATTGGCTGAAATGTTTGGTGAACCTGAATATTTGAAAGGTTATGGTAGGAGAAATGTTACATTAAACGCAATTGCACCTACAACTTCATCAGCATTTATCTTAGGTCAAGTATCTCAGTCTATTGAACCTATTTGGTCTAATTGTTATGTAAAAGATGTGGCTAAACTTAAAGTAACAATTAAAAACCCTGTTCTTAAGAATTTACTATCTGAAATGGGTAAAGATACAAAAGAGGTTTGGGATACGATTAAAAAGAAAGACGGTTCAGTTCAACACTTAGACTTTTTGACTGATGAACAAAAAGATGTTTTTAGAACATTTGCGGAAATCAATCAAGCATCAATCATTAATCAAGCGGCGGTTCGTCAAGACTATATTGACCAATCACAATCACTAAATCTAATGATATCACCTGACATGCCGACAAAGGATGTTAACAAACTTCTTATAGATGCATGGCAATTAGGTGTAAAGACACTTTATTATCAACACTCAATGAATTCGGCTCAGGCTTTCGCAAGAAAGAAACTTAATTTGAAT